CTACTTCGTGTCGAACCTTGTGGCGCTGCTGGCCTCCTTGGAGCAATTCGAGGAAGACTACGAAATGATCACGCGCTGGGGCGCGGCCGATCCCGAACGCAACGAGCTCTGCACTCGGTTCGGAACCGTGCTTGTCGATTGTGCGGACCTGGTCGCCGATATTCTCGATCGAGCGATCGCAGGCATCACCGCTGAGGAACAGGGTGAAGCCGATGGTGCCATTCAGCGCGCGAGCATCCTCATCGATCTGCATAAGATCAACGGCGTCTACACGCTGGCGAAGGCCGGCGCCAAGCACGCCAAAGCCGACAAGGAGCGCATCGCCCAGGCGCACGATCTTCTGGTCGAGCTCGATCCCGATTGCTGTGATGCTGCCGAAGACGGCGACATGGGCGAGACGGAAAAGCTGAACAAGGTGCTGACTGCGGAACGGTCCGAGTTCAAGAAGGTGCTCGACAGCATTGCGGTGATCGTCACCGATGTTGCCGAGCGCGTCAAAAAGATCGAGGACCAACCGCTGCCGATCGGCTCGACTTCGGTTCGTGTCGTCGACAAGTCGATCGACAGCTCGATTGCTGGCAATGCCGGCACCGTGCTTGAGCAACCCGGTGCGCTTGAAGCACTGGCCGAAGCTGCCATCCGCAAGGCGCAGTCTCGGCCGATGTCGGCGCCACCCGGTTTCCACCGGCCTTAATCCCGTCGCGTGTCCGCCGCCCGGAGACGGGCGAGCGCAGCTTGATCGTGCGGCTACCGGAGACGGTGCCGATCACCGCGCGTGAGCGCACCACCAATCTCCAAACACGGAACAACGATCATGTATCAACCCAACCTGCAGCATATTCTTGCGAAGTCTGCGCTTCCGCGGACCTCGCAGGAATACGAAGTCGCGCTGACAAGTGCGACCAGCTTCCTCAAGGAAGTCGAGAAGGCGCACGCCAGTCCGTTGCCTGGCGACCCTCTCGCCAAGAGCACGTTCTCACAGCCTGGCTCCGCGACGTCCGGTCTGAATTACTACGACTTGGAGCTCGGTGCGAAGTTTCTGTATCCGGTGCTCACGCCGCTCCGCAACGAAATCCCGCGCGTGTCGGGTAAGGGCGGCATCCAGGCAAACTGGCGTGCGGTCACCGGCGTCAACACGTCCGGTCTTCGCATCGGTGTCTCTGGCGGCAACCGTGGCGGCGTGCAGGCCGTGTCCACTCAGGACTACACCGCGGCCTACAAGGGCATCGGCATCGAGACCTCGGTTGACTTCGAGGCGCAGTACGCCGGCATGGGCTTTGACGACGTGAAGGCGATCGGCGCCAAGACCGGCCTCGAAGCCTGTATGCTCGGCGAAGAAACCCTGATCCTCGGCGGCAACACGTCGCTTGCGCTCGGCACCACGCCAACGCCATCGACAACGCCGGCCACGTCGGGCGGCACTTTGGCGGACGCCACTTACAGCGTGATTTGCGTCGCGCTCTCGCTGGACGGTGTGATCAACGGCAGCGTCACTGGCGGCATCCAAGGTCAGATCACGCGGCTCAATGCCGACGCTTCGTCCGACAGCTTCGGTGGTGGTGCGGCGCGCAAGTCGGCGGCGGCATCCGCGGTTGTCTCTGGCGGCGGCGGTGCTGGCTCCATATCGGCAACCGTTGCCGCAGTGACCGGCGCTCTCGGCTACGCGTGGTTCTGGAGCACGCCGGCCGGCTCGGAAGTCCTCGGTGCGATCACGACCATCAACTCGGTGGTGATCACCGCGACTGCGGCCGGCACGCAGACTGCCGCGTCGCTCGGCACCGGCGACAACTCGACGAACGGCTTGGTCTTCGACGGGTTGCTCACCCAGGCGCTCAAGAGCGGGTCGAACTCCTACGTCAGCTATCTGCCAACCGGCACTGCCGGAACTGGCACCGTTCTCACGGCTGACAACTTCGGTGGTATCGTCCAAGTCGATACCGCGCTCAAGTCGATGTGGGACAACTACCGTCTCTCGCCCGACACCATGTGGGTCGGCTCGCAGGTCGCTCAGAATATCAGCACCAAAATTCTGGCGAACTCCAACACCGGCGCTCAGCGGTTCACCATCACCGTTGATCAAGACAAGATCGTCGGCGGCGTGATGGCGCGCAGCTATCTCAACAAGTTCTCGATGGCCGGCGCGAAAGACATCGAGATCAGGATTCACCCGAACATGCCTGCGGGCACGATCCTGATGACCAGCCGCACGCTGCCGTATCCGCTGTCGAATGTCGGCAACGTGATGCAGATCCGCACCCGTCAAGACTATTACCAGATCGAGTGGCCGCCTCGCGCCCGCCGCTACGAGACTGGCGTGTATGCGGACGAAGTTCTGCAGCACTACTTCCCGCCGTCCATGGCGGTGATCGCGAACATCGCGGCCGGCTAAGTCGCCTGACGCCACGATCCGTGACGGCTCCGCTTCACGGCGGAGCCGTCTTTCATCCAACCCCAACCATGAGGTTCGTCATGAGATTGCGTGCACCACAGAGCGCCGGGAATCCGAATATCGCCGGAGTGACCATCAAGCCGGATGGCGACGGCCTTTACACCGTCGATCACGTTATCGGCGCGCACCTGGTCGAGTCGTTCGGTTTCACCGATGCCGATGCACCGCCGCCCAAGCTGCCAGCGGCTCCGGTGGCCGCCACGCCGAACGTGTTGCGCGACGCAGTTCTCAACGCGCTTGAAACCCTTGGCGTAACGATCGTGCCCGGCGCGCCGGATGATGTTCTGGCAAAGGCGATCCGCGAGACGGCGCTTGCGCAGAACGACAACACGTTGCTCGCGGTAAAGCGCGCCGAGAGCGACACGCTCAACCAATTCAGCGATGAGCTCACGGCGCTCAAGACTCGCGCCGAGACTGCCGAGGCGAAAGTCACGGAGCTCGAAGCCAAGATTGCTGCCACGCCGCCGGCGCAACCCGCCGACCAGGGCGGAGCGCAGCCCGACCAAAAGACCGGCGACAAGACCGGAGCGTAACCAGTGGCCGCGTCAGATCTCGCTCAGCTGGCAGACGTGAAGGCGTGGCTGGCCGGCTCCAGCGGGATTGGCGCGGGCGACGATGTGCTGTTGGCGCGCCTGATCACTGACGTAAGCGGTGCGATCGCCGCCTATCTTGGGAGGCCGTTCATTCTTCCTCGATCATGGTCAGAGCGGTACGACGGAAACGGCAAGACGCGACTCTATCTCCGCAGCTGGCCGGTGTTGTCTGTGGCCTCGCTCGTTGTAGGCGACACCACGATTGCTGCCGCACCAACTCCCGGCGCCGGCGTCTCCTGGCAGGCAGGCTATCTCCTCGATCCATGGGATGGCACGCCGCCCGGAATTCGTCAGGCGCTCGATCTTCGCGGCCACTGTTATTGGGGTGGTCGCCAGAACGTGCTCGTGTCCTACATGGCTGGCTATCAGGTGACGGCGGAGGCCGCGACGGTACCGGCCTCAACCGCATACACGGTCACGCCGCTGCAACCGTTCGGTCCCTGGGCGAGCGACTCCGGCGTGTCCTATGCGAACGGCACGGCGCTCACGCTGACAACGAATGCTCCGACGCAAGGGCAGTATCAGATCACGCTCAATCCGCAACCGGACCAGTCGCCGCCCACGTGGTCGATCAAATACACGTTCGCGGCTGCGGACGCCGGCGCTGCCGTGCTGATCTCGTATGGGTTCATCCCGGCCGCGCTCAACAACGCTTGCATCGAGTGGGTCGCGGAACGCTACCGCTACCGCACGCGCATCGGACAATCGGCGCAGACGGTCGCTGGCCAGATGACCTCTGCGTACAGCCTCAAAGACATGCCTGACTTCATCCGGACGTCGCTCGATCCGTTCCGCAACGTGGTGCCGTTCTGATGCTGAACGTCACGCTGGTCGGCGATCGCGAGCTCGTACAGAAATTGACGGCGATGCCGCAGCGCGTGCACGCCTCGTTGCTGCGGAAGGTTACGACGCTGGCGCTCCAGCTTGAGGCGAAGGTCAAGACCGCACTAAGCGGCGTGATCCTCAACGTGCGATCGGGCGCGCTGCGCCGCTCTATCTTCGAGACGGTCGAGGACGATCCGACGAAGGTGATCGGCAAGGTCGCTTCGTCCGGCGACGTGAAATATGCGGCGATCCACGAATTCGGCGGAATGATTCCGGCGCATGAGATCGTGCCCGACAAGGCAAAGGCACTCGCGTTCCTGATCGGCGGCAAGCAGGTTTTTGCGCAGCGCGTTCAGATCCCAGCTATCGACATGCCGGAGCGCAGCTATTTGCGATCGTCGCTCGCCGATATGGCGGATGAGATTCAAGAGGGCTTGCGCGAGGCCGTGCATGACGGCGTGCAATGACGGCCATCACCCGCGAACAGATTTCCGTCGCGTTCTTCAACCTCATCAAAGGCGCTACCGACTTCACGGCTACCAGCCGGCGCTTTGTCCATTGGGATCAGGTCAACGACACGCAGATGCCGTTCTTGACCATGCTCAAGACCGGCGAAATGCGGACGCGCGAAGATGAGGGCCTGCCGTCCATCACGCTGAACTATCACGTGTTCGTCTACACATCGTCGGGCCTGGACCCGGAAGACACTCCGGACACGGACATGAATGCGATGCTCGATGCGATCGACGCGGCCGTGAAGCCCACCGGCGCCGATCTGGTAGGACCGAACAAACAAACGCTCGGTGGCCTTGTCTCGCACTGCTATCCGCTCGGCGCCGTGTTCGTCGACACGGGCGACGTTGACGGCAAGGGCGTTGCGGCAATCCCGTTCACGATCCTCGCGCCCTGGTACTGACGGAGTCCAACGATGGCAGACAACGAAGCTGGCGATGTGGTCGCGCCGCTAGCGAAGCCGCACACGCTCGCCACTCTCGTTGAAGATTGGTTCGCAGAGAACTTTCACGGTTCGCCACACATGCGCGACACCGGAGCGTTCAACCATGTGCGCGCCGCGGTCGATGACCTCAAGCGGCGTCTCACCGAGGAGCACGGACAATGACGCAATATTCGTTCGGTAGCGGCACCTTGATCGGCAAGCGTACCGATGTGACCGGCACGCAGCCGTGCTTGCTCGGCACCCTCCAGGACGTCTCGGTGGACTTCGACCGCAAGGTCGAAACGCTGCTCGGTCAGTACAACATGCCGGTGGCGGCCGGTGGCGGCGAGTTCAAGATCAGCGGCAAGGCGAAGTTCGCGCGCTTGCAGGCCACGCAGATCAACAACCTGTTCTTGGGGCAGACGCTCACAGCGAACGCGATGCTCGAAATGACGACGGGCGAGACCGTGACCGTTTCGAGCGGTTCAGCCACCGTCGCGAACGGGTCAACCTACGTCGAAGACCTCGGTGTCTTCAATCCGACCACCGGCGTGCAGTTGACGCCGGTGGCATCGTCGCCGGTTGCCGGCGTGTCGTATGTGCCGGGCGTTGCCAGCACTGGCACGTACACCTTTGCGTCTGGCGACAACAGCCAAAGCTACTTGGTCTACTACAGCTACACGGTCTCGACCGGCAACAAGATCACGTTGACGAACCAGCTGACAGGCCCGGTGCCGCTGTTCGAGGTCGCGCTGAAAGAGTCGTTTAATTACTTCGGCTCGACGAAGGATTTGGTCCTCAAGCTGAACGCGTGCTTCGCACCGAAGCTTTCGCTGCCGTTCAGCAACACGAAGTTCACGATCGCCGAACTCGACTTCCAGGCGATCGCCGACGCCTCCAACAACATCGGCTATCTCAGCCTGACAGAATAGGAGACTGCGCGTGAGTCTTGAGCGTGACGATAAAGCTGGTAGCGACGGCGCCCGCAATGTTGTGCTCGGTGGCCGCGAGTTCACGATCCTGCCGCTCACCTTGCGGCAGATCAGAGCGATCGCCAAGCAGGTGCCGAAACTCAGCAACATTGATGCGGCGAACATCAACGATGAGAATATCGACCTGTTCGTCGACGTGCTGATGAACGGCATGAAGCGTTCGTACCCGCAGGTGACGGTAGACGACATTCTCGATCTGCCGATGACGATGATGGAGCTCGCGCAGGCCTGCACCGTCGTCGTCGAACAGGCTGGCGGCAGAAAGACTGTCGCCGCGGGGGAAGCACAGGCGACGAGCGATTCGACGAAATCGACTGGGGAAAGCTCGTCGCCGAGCTCGTAATCGAACTCTGCTGGACCCGCGATCAGGTCCTCGACCAAGTCGATATCCCGTTTCTCGAAGACCTGCGCAGCGCATGGGATGACTGTCCCTCGCTGCGCAGGATGGTGGCGGCTTATCTCGGCATCAAGCCGAAGGAGAAGCCGTCGAAGAACTTCCACAAGCTGCTCGCCCTGTTCCCTGGCGGCGTGATCCGGGCGTAACGGCATGGCTGACAACGACGTCCAGGTCACATTCGGCGCGTCGATCGAGGGCCTGACCTCTGCCGTCGAACAGGTCAAGTCGTCGATCACCAGCATCACCGATCCGATCCAGTCGCTCAAATCGACACTGACGGAATTCGGTGAGATCTTCGCCGCTGTCTTCGCTGTCGAGAAAATCGCGAAGTTCGTAGAGAGCTTCGCGGAACTCGGCACTCAGACGGAACGAACCGCGGCGCTTCTCGGCACGTCGGCGTCTCAGGTCAGTGGCCTGAACCTGATGGCGGAGGCGAGCGGTGGTACGCTCGGAGAACTGACAAGCGCCGTGGAGCGCCTTGGGCTGAGTCTGGCGCGAAGCGACGCCGGCAGTCAGCAGGCGCGCGCGGGACTGGCGGCACTCGGCATTTCGGCGCGAGAGCTCCAGGCATTGCCGCTTGAGGGCAAGCTTGAGCTCCTTGCATCGAAGTTCTCGGTGCTCAAAGACGGCTCGGAAAAAGACGCGATCGCGATGGCGTTGCTCGGCCGTGCCGGCGCCAACATGATCCCGATCTTCAACGAGGGTGCGGGCGCAATCGCCGAATTTCAGGCGATGGCGCAGCGCGCCGGCTCCAGCATGTCCGGCGACCAGCTGGCGGCGGCGCACGCGCTGCACATGGGCATCCTCGAGCTCGGCGCGAGTTGGACCGGGCTATCGAACACGATCGTGACGCTGTTTCAGCCTGCGCTGAGCGGCATCATCAAAGTCGTCACGGACATCATCCAGTCGTTCAACAACTCGACGAAGGAGGCAAGCACTCTCGGTTCGGCGATGAAGGTCTTGGCGGTGGCCGCCGATCTTCTCGCCAGCGCGTTTGCGGCCGCATCGACTGCGGTGCAGACGTTGTGGACACTGTTCAAGGCGTTCGTGGTCGGCGCCGCGAACGATCTGATCGCGCTCAATAAGCTTATCGTCAGTGCGTTCACGCTCAGCTTCGACGGCGTGAAGGAGGCTTACGCCGATCTGGTCGCTTCCAACAAGGCGGCGTTCCAGGGCGCGAGCACCGAGCTCGCGACGATCGCGAAGAACTACAACGACGAAATGAGCGCGATCTGGACTGACGGCGCGAACAAGCACGTCGAGATCGAGCAAAATAAAGTCGCTCGGCTGGCGATGGTCGATCGCGCTCTCGTCTCTCAGCAGATGAAAGACGTGGATTCGCAGATCAAGGTTCTGCAGGATGGCCTCAAGGCCAAGGTCCAGCTGTACGATGAGGAAGCCAACACCTTCCAGATCACGCAGAACCAAAAGTTCGCGCTGGTCGAACAGGCGACCGAAGCTGAGTTCAAGGCCGAGCTCGATCTGCTTCAAAAGGAACAGCAGCTTAACAATCTGTCCGTCGAACAAAAACGACAGATGGCGGACAAGATCAAGGAGGCGTGGGCGAAGCATGACCTCGAAATGGTCACGCTCGACAAGCAGTCGATCGCCGCGCAGCAACAGCTTTGGACCTCGTTCCTCAATACGATCGAAAGCTCGTTCAACTCGCAGCTTCGCGGGCTGTTGGCCGGCACCACGTCGTGGTCGCAGGCGTGGCGCAAGATGCTCGGCGACATGATTATCAAGTTCATCGAAATGTGTGAGGAAATGGTCGTGAAGTGGGCGGCAGCGCAGCTTGCGCAGACCACGGCTTCGACCACGGGCGCTGCGGCGCGGCTCGCAGCCGACCAGACAGCTAACAACGCCGGAATGGTCGGCATGGTCGCGAACGCGATCAAGGCGATCATGACGGATGCCGGCCAGGCTTTCGCCGGCGTGTTCGCGTTCCTCGCGCCGACGATGGGCCCGGCCGCGGCTGGTCCAGCCTCGGCGGCGATGGCTTCGGTATCGGCAGCGGCGATATTCGAGACCGGCACGGACTACGTGGTGCGCGGCGGTCTCGCGCTGATCCATCCCGGCGAGACAATCATCCCGGCCGCGAAGGGCACGGGCCCGTACACGGGCGGTGGCGGCGCACAGGTTCACGCGCCGGTCAGCATCAACGTGTCGGCGCTGGACTCGCAGAGCGTGTCGCGGTTCTTCAACGACAACTCGAAGCACATGCTGCGGGCGATCAACGAGGCGGTGCGCCGCGGTGCGCACCTGGGAATGCGCACCGCGCACGCATGAGCGCCGTCCATGACTGGGTTCATCAACGGCGTTCATCTTCTACCGTCCACGGGCGAGTTCACTTACGACACGGTGCCTTATCTCGGTCAGCGGACAACCGAGACCGTCGTGTCGTCGATCAACCGCTATGCGAATGGCGGGCCGCTCGCCGGTACCGGGACGGTCACTGACTACACGCTGGCGATCAACAATCTGCAGGCGACATATCCAGGCTGTACGACGGTCGCTGTTGTCGTCGCGTGGTTTGGGAATTCGACGGACGTAACAGCCTGCAAGATTTACCCGTCGACCACGTACATCAACGGGACGTTCGCACCGGCCGCGGGCGGTTCCGACGTGTGGCGGTGCTCGAGTCTAACGCAGTCATCGTCGGGGCTGATCCCGATCCCGCAGAGCGGGAACGCCTTCATCTACGGCGGCACACCCTCCGACCAATCGATCGTGCGGTGCATCCGCGACCTCAAAGCGCGCGGGCTGCGCGTTGTGTTCTATCCCTTCATCCTGATGACCGCGGGCGGCGAACCGTGGCGCGGCGAGATCACGTATAACGGCGCCGACATTTCGAGCGCGGCGACAACCGCGATCAACAACTTCTTGGGGACGGCGACAACCTCGCAGTTCACGCAAGACGCCACGAACCTGACGGTGGCGTACTCCGGATCGGCGACCGATTACACGTATCGGCGGATGATCCTGCACTATGCGAACCTGGTCTGCATTGCAGGTGGAGTCGACCTGTTCTTGCTCGGCTCGGAATTTCGCGGCCTTGAGACTGTTCGCGGTCCGGCGTGGACGAAAGCCGGCACGGTGTCGGGCGGCACCACCACGTGGGACTACCCGTTCGTGGCCGGGCTTGTGCAACTCGCGGCTGACGTGCGCAGCGTGTTCACCGCCGCGTCTCTCTCGAAAGACATGGTGAACCTGCACAACCTAATCTCATATTCGGCCGATTGGTCTGTATGGATGGGCTATCAGCATCCGGGCGCGAACGGCCAATGGCCGCACCTGGATCAGTTGTACGCATCATCGAACATCGACCTCGTCTCGTTCGACAACTACCTGCCGCTGTCTGACTGGACCACCGGCGAAGGAGGACTCGACGCTAAGAATTGGTTGACGCCGGCGCCGACCGGCACGTGGCCGCCATCACCTTCGACGTTCAACGGCCTCGGCCTCAGCGGCCAGCCGACGATCTATTCGCTCCCATATCTGAAAGCGAACATCGAGGGCGGCGAGCACTTCAACTGGTTCTACAACGACAGCAACAATAACGGACTCGGCTTCGATCCGAACGGTACAGATCTTCGCGTGTCATTGCCCGAAGGCGACCGCCTCACGCAATCGCGCAATCAGTATTACCCCGGACAACAGTTGCTCGCGAACAAGCAGCTGCGATGGTGGTGGAACAATCAGCACTACGCGATCTACGATGATGGCGATGGCAACGGCTGGGCGCCGCACGGATCGCCGACCGAGTGGGTGCCAAACTCGAAGTCGATCATTTTCGCGGAGTATGGATTCGCCTCGGTCGATCGGGCGACCAACCAACCGAACGTCTTCTACACACCGGCGTCCGCCAACAGCTTCACACCGTACTGGTCGGTTTGGGACCCGAATGCCAGCACGGGCGGCGGCTACTACCCGCGGCGCGACGACAACCTGCAGCTGCTCGCGTTGCAGGCCATTTATGAGTATTGGGTCACTGACGGAAATAACGCCACGGTCGGCGGAGTGCCGATGGTCCAGACCACGTTCATGATGGCGTGGAATTGGGATGCGCGGCCGTTCCCCACACTTCCGCAGCAAAGTGAGACGTGGGGTGACGCGCCAGGATGGGCGGCCGGCTTCTGGATTGGCGGCAAAGGTCCGTTCATTGCCGTGCCGGCACCGGACGAATCGCCCGCGCTTGGCCCGTACCCGACTTTCCCGACGATCGACACGATCGGCTGGTCGGTAAAGCTTTCGCCGATCTTCTCGACGGCGGCAGGAATGCACGTCTCGGGCAAAGAGGTTCGTGCTGCGAAGCAGTCCACGCCGCGATGGAAAGTCGAGTTAAACTACGACTTGTTGCGGATGGTTTCGCCCAACACCGAGCTACAACAGATCGTCGGCTTCTTCGAGGATATGCAGGGTGAAGACGGCTCGTTTTATTTTGAGCCGATATCACTGTCGCCGGCGGCCGCACAGTCGATCGGTACAGGCGACGGCACAACGACCACGTTCTACTTCGCGGTGTCCATCGGCGGGTATTCGCTCACGCCTGCGAATGTCGGCGCGGTGTCTGCGGTCTATCTGAACGGCGTGTCGCAGTCTGGCGGCTTTGCGATTGCTAGCGCGCCGTTCGGCGCGAGTGTGACCTTCGCGTCGGCGCCGGGTGTTGGGGTGGCGATCACCGCCGACTTTCATTGGTACTTGCTCTGCCGTTTCGTTGACGAC